GGTCACGTAGCGACATGTGGCACACGCCGCAGAGGGTGGGGTCGAGGATTTGCGGGGTCGGCGTGGTCATGCGGCCACGGGCTCGCCGTCACGGGCAAGCAACGTGAGCGGCCGAGACGGGTCGTCGTCGGCCCACTCGTACCCCGAGAACCCGTGCCACGTGGCGTCATATGTGCGCCTGTACGCGACACCCGCCGCCGATAGCACGACGTCGCCCGGTTCCCACGACTCCGGTTCCGGCAAGACCTCAACGGACTTGACGTGATCGGCGTCGAGACGAATCACGTTCATGCCGGGCCCCGCCGCGCCGATGATGAGGGCGTTCGGGGTGAACATCGACTTGGACGCGCGGCCCTCAAGAGTCACGCGCACGAGCGCGCCCTCATCCGGCATAGCGTTACTTGACATGTGCCCTCCTGCGGGCGGTTCGGCTTGTGAATGGGGACGGGGGCGCCTCGCGGCAGGCACGTAACCATGCGGTCACGTCCTCGGGTGCGAATAGCCATCGGCGGCCTACGCGGGTACCGATAAGCTCCCCTTGCCGTCGTGCCCGCTCGACCGTTGACACCGGCACTACGCCGGGCGAGGCGAGATCGTCTGCGACCTCTTGGGCGGTTCGGAGTTGATCGGGCACATTCCCAGAGTGCGCCCTGATAAGGCGTAGCGTCAAGGCTTGTCGGTACCGACTAATGGTGATGTGTGCCACAGCCGCGTAGAGGAACCGTTAAAGTTTGCCAAGGTCCCTAGACGTCGGGACTAAAGACACGTAGCGTCGAGGGTTACCGGCACTCCTGCCGGGTACCACACGCTCACAACGAAAGAAGGCGAGCACGATGGCACGCAAAACGATCAGGACCGCCGATTGGCAACGTCTAGCCAACGCCATGCGTGACAGCCGAGAGCGCGCCGACCTAACCCGGCCCGCGTTCGCTATCGCCTCCGGGGTCAGTGAATCCACCGTGTACGACGTCGAGCACGCCCGCGAATGGCCGCGCGGCATCACCGCTTCAATCCGACGCATGGCCTACACGTTGGGTTGGCCTGACGGATGGGTAGAAGCCCTAGTCGAAGGACGCCAGCAATATGCGCCCGAAGGGCCCGTCCGGGTAGGCCCTTCGGCCCTCCGAACAGGGACACCCGAAGGCATACAGTCCGGACGTACTGACCTAGAGAACCTATCGGAGTGGATTGGTCGTGGGGGCGTGCCTTACCGGAAGATACCGACCTCCGAGATTCTGAGGCTCATAAGCACATTGACGGCAATACTTGCCGAGCGCCAGGTCGCTAACGAGCCCGTGAGTTCAGCGCCGCTAGAGCCCTAAGGACCTGCTCGTCAGACTCGCGCATCAAGTGGCCGTAAACGTTGATAGTGGTGGTGATCGACTCGTGGCCGAGCCTCGCTTGGATCGTCGGCAACGGGACACCGGCCGCGATCAACCACGACGCGTGAGTGTGCCGCAAGTCGTGAATACGGGTACGGCGCCCAATGGCCGCGTCACAGGCCGGGCCGTAGTGGTCCATAAACGTCGACCTCAGGAGTTGCCCGCCGCGAGGACCTGGAAAGATGAGAGCGTCGGCGGGCTTGCCCTCGACAACGGCGCGCAGAACTTCGACCGTCTCGGGGTCGAGTGCGATGGTTCGCCGCGACTTGCGGGACTTCGGTACGCCGAGATAGTAGACGCCGCCCGTCGCGCCACGTTTCCACGCCCTGTGTACGGTCAGTGTCGGCCGGTCCCCGTCGAGGTCAATATCGGCGACACGTAACGCGGTGACCTCGCCCCACCGGAGGCCCGTCCGCGCGAGCACGATAGGCAACGGCTTGAGAACGTCGGGAGTCATGACGGACACTACCTTGGACAGTTCCGAGGGCGTCAGAATCGACCACGCGGCCGTTGTGCGCCCGGCGTCCGAACGTGGCACCCGGACACCCGCGCACGGATTCATGCCGAGCCTACCGGCGTGCACAGCCTCGGCGAATCCGGCCGACAAGAGGGCCCGATGGTTCGAGAGTGTCTTGGGCGCCACGATGGTCTGCTGCCACGTCACCCACTGCCGGAAGTCGTCACGGGTCACGGCCGCTAACGGGAGCGCGCCGAGCGGCGCCACCTTCACATGCTGCGCGACGATCCGTTTGTATGCGGCCCGCGTCGAGTCCTCTAGCGCCGTGAGGTTGTCGACGTACTCGCCGAGCCACGCGGCCACAGTCTGCCCGCCGACGATCTCGCCGGGCCCGTCGAAGTGGTCGAGGACTTGCTCGCGGGTGACGCGCCTCGAATGTGACACAACCCAACCCATGACCCGCCTAGCCTCGGCCGGATCGGTTACCTCGACGGCCTGCCACGCGCCGTCCCTGTGCCCGCCGTACCGCCAACGCACCCGATTACGTGTGACCATAGGGCACACATTACCCGCTCGGGCCCGGTTTAGTGGGCCCGCCGCGCCCCGATTACAGCCGAGTTCGGGACTTCTCGGCAGAGACGCGCTAACTACTCCCCCGCGTCCCCTAAGTCCCTGACCTGCGACTTCCTTGATCGTTTCTCGTAATCGGTCACACATTGGTCAAACGGGGCGCCGTTTCCGGTAACCGGGTGGTTCCGTCGTCGGCGGGATCGGCACATTACCCGAGCCGCGTCGTGTGTCTTAAATCACAGGCACGACGGTACCGATAACCCTTGACGTGGTGCCGAGGCGTACTAATGTCGGTACCGAAGGAAGGTGCCGACATGGGCCCGAAAATCGCTCGGATGCTCAACTGCATTGACCCGCTAACGCCGGACCAGCTAGTAACCCGCGTCCAGTTTGCCCGCGCCGAGCTTGCCGACATGTGCGGCTTCGAGCACGACTACGACCGCAAGCGCGCCGCCCTCGTCGAGTACGAGCGCCGCCTAGCCCTCTATGGGTGGGCGGTCCCCGAGGACGTGACGCCGTGACCCGCGTAGCGAAGTGCTCAAGGTGCGAGGTATGGACGGATACCCATTGGTGGCCGTCCTCGACGCCGCGTGATCGTTACGGCCGCGTTGCCGTCGACAAAGACCGCTACGACGGCCCTCTTTATTGCTCCGAGACCTGCCGGGACGCCGCCGAGGCGAAGCCGTGAACGCCAAGCCGCGCCCGTGGTGGGCGTACCTCGACAACCGCAAAACCGCCGAACGCATCGCCACCTATTGGGCAGGGAAGGAAACCCCGTGATCTTGACCCGCGTAAGTCACAGCCGCGCACGCATCCTCGCCGCACTCGAACACAGCATCGGCCCGTGGGACGGCCTCGACGTCCCCGAGATCGTCGCCGACCTCCGCGCATGGGAACCGCGCCTCGTGGCCGTAATCAGCCCTAGCGACGTCGCTAACTACCTCGCCGCGCCGGTCACACCGCAGGCACACAACGCCCGCCCGTGGCCCGCGCCGCGCCACTCGTGGCCCGTCGCCCCAAGTTGGCCCTACCGGCTTTGCAACAAGCGCCCCGAGGTCGCGCGATGACCGCCGAGGTACGCCTCAACAGGGGCGACAGGGTGCACGTCAAGACGCCGCAACTTCGCGGTTGGGGCACGGTCAAACAATGGTCGATAACCGAACAAGGCGTCACGTACCGGGTCCGCATGGACAACGGGGCGGGCGGGTGGGTCCTCGCGTCCGCGATCCGCACGCCGGACCAAATGGAGCGTGCCGCGTGATCGTGTACCGGCTTGCCCATCCCGCGTCACATGCCTACGTGTCGAAGGTCCCCCTCGGGCCTTACGCGTTTGTGCCCTACGGTTACGCCTCCGACGACGACCTCGACGCAATCGAGGCGATGGCCGCCGCACACAACGTTGACCCCGGATACCACCCCGGACCTCACCAAGACGACGGCCTCGACGACCGGCCTAACTCGTGGGAGTTCTGCGGCTTCGCTACCCTCCGCGACTTGACCCGATGGTTCGAGGGCTACTTGCGGCCACTCGGCCGGGCAGGCTTCCGGCTCTACATGTACGACGTGCCGCCGTCGAAAGTCAGGGTCGGCCGCCGTCAGGTCCTCGCGGATTTGTCGAGCCTCGCGCCGTTGCAGCGTGCCGCATGAGGCGCCCCGGCAAGCGCCAACCACCCGAGCCCGCCGAGCCCGTCCTCCAAGCGTGGTGCCCGGCACACGGCCCCAAGAACCTACCCGCGCACGAGTACGTCCTCCACCTAGTCGACCCGGCACCATTCTTCGAGTGGTGGTGTGACGAGTGCCGCGACGTCATCACGCAACCGGCCGGAACGCAGGCCATCGACCTGTTGACCCGGCACGGCGCGGTCGTTGTCGACGACGACGCGGGGCCCGTAGTTGGTGAGCCCGTCCTCCTACACGTGTTCGACATGGCGCCGCCGCTTACCCTTGACGATGTGATCGACTTCGGGCTCGCTCTTGAACGGCTCGACGACGTGGTGGCCGCCGTAAAGTGACGAACGCCACACATGCGCCGGGTGCCGAAAACCCTTGACGTCGGTACCCGGCACGCCTAGATTGGTTGCCATGACCACCGATACCGCCAAGACCCACCGCATTACGTGGTGGGTTTACGCGGGCTCAGGCGAGAGCCGCGAGCGTATCCGCCACACCGCGTCAATGCGCGGCCAATGGGGATACGACGCGACGTGCGCGTGCGGGTGGGATTCTCGGACGGGTGGCGCCCTGCGCCGCTACGTCGAGTCCGAGGTCTGGTTCCACAAGTTCACCGCGCTCGACAACTCAGAGGACGTGACCCGATGACCACCACGACGACCGCGATCCTTGCTAGCGACTTCTCGGCCTCGACCCTCGACACCAACCGGCACGAGTGGAACCTCGGCACGATGCGCCACGTTATCGCCGCACTCAACGGCCAACCCGTTGCCATCATCTGCGACAAGCGAACCGGCTTCGCCGAGGTCGGCGTCCGGCTCACGTCCTGCTTCGACGGCGGCCCGAGCCGTGGCCCGCGCGTCACTATCGAGCGCGACGACGAGGACGGCGTGACCCGCTCGACGACGTATTGGCTACCGTCCATCGGCGAGGCAATCATCCCCGTAACGCACGACACGTTGCGCGGCGCCAAGTGGGACGCCCTCGACTCGTACCGCGACGAATCGAGCGCCGCTATCGCGCTCGTGCGTGACCGGCACCCGGAATGGAGCTATGGCAAGTGGGAGGCCCGGCCATTTGACGCCGACGTGCAAGTGACCTACGAGGCGCAACGCGAAGGGGCGGGCCCACGGTTCGCTTACGACAAGGTGAGCCTTAGCGAGATCGTGGCCGACGTGACGGGTAAGCAACTCCGGCCGAGCGTGACGCGATGATCGTCAAGGTTAGCTTCTCGGTCGACGTCGACCCCGACGCGTGGGCCCTCAACTACGGGACCAGCACCGACCCGGCCGCCGTCCGCGCCGACGTGCGGACGTGGTGCGAGAACGGCTGCTATGCGGAACTCCGCGAGCTTGGACTACTAAGGACCGTGACCCCGTGATTGGCCGGGTTAGTCTTGCCCTCGCCGTAGCGACTACCGCCGCGTTCGGGATCGTCACCGGAGGATCAGCGCGGGCCGACGAGCCGCCATGTCAAACCATCGGGTACCAAATCAACGTCCCCGAGATTAACCCCAACTGGACACAGGCGAACGGCGTCCCGTCCGTGGACGTTATGGCCGTCCGTGACGCCGTGGCCGTGTTCGAGATGCACGTCGGATTCACCTACCGATATGACGGCATGACCTCGTGGGTTGCGTCCTACGGTAACGTGGCGGCACAGCCCGACGACCTAGAGATAAGCGTCGTGGTCGACGATCAGGACTTCAATACCCCGCGCCTAGAACACGCCGCCGCCTTCGAGTGGAGCGTGAACGGTAAGTCCGCGATTATGATGCGTTGGGCGTCCGTCCTCAACTCAGGCATCGACGGCACTAACGCATGGCAGGGTGGCAACTCCCTCTTTACCACGACCGAACACGAACTCGGCCACACGCTCGGGCTTATGCACTCGGCACTACCCACCGACATTATGTACGGTGGGGGCCTCAATACCTCGACGCCGATGTTCTACTCGGTCAACGATCAACGGAACCTCGCCGCCGTGTCGTGCCACCCTTACGGCGTAGTAACGGATACCGCGCCCTAGCGCCCAACGCAAACAAGAGGCCACCCGGTCAGGGTCAAAACCCCGGCCGGGTGGCCTACGTTTGGCTACTCGGATGGCACCGAACCGTCAGCCTGCAACGACTCATGCCAGTAACCTTGCACGTTGAACAGGATGCCGCCCAACGCGTGCGTCACATCCACCGCCTCATCATCTTCCGGCCGCGTGACCTCGTGCCCGCGATGCAAGAGCCACAAGTCGAACACGTGCCGCAGTAGCGACTTCATGTAGACGTCGCGCGGGATGCCCTTCTGCCAGTTGTCCGACGCGCGCAAGCTACCGTCTTTGAGTGTGCGGTTCTCGTTCATGTATTCGGCGAACGCCCACAGTACGGCCGGGTCGAGGAAGCCCTCGAAGTCGAGCTTGCCTGCCTCCGTGTCACGGTTCGCGCCCGTGTCGAACTGCCGTGTCGTCACGCCGCCGCCCGCACGTAGGTAACCACGAGATCGGCCAACGGCTCACGTGTCACGAAATCGAACACGGGTAGGCCCAACTCCTGCGCCGTCAGAATCTCAAGGCGTGCGCCGCGTGACTTCTCCCAACCCGGCAGGACGAACACTAGATCGGCGTCGAGGACGTGCCCGACGTCGAGCCGCATGTAGGCCGCCCGGCCGCCCGGATGATCTGACCGGCCGTCGAAGTTCCGGGCAGGGTTGATAACGTCGACCTCGCCCTCGGTCGTGAGCGCCGCCTCGGCATCGTTGAACGCCGCATAGTTGTATCCGGGGTAACCCGTCATCGGGCCGCTTATGTAGGCCCGCCCTTGATACCTCACGCCGCTAGCCCCAACTCGCGCCGGAACGTCGACAACGGCACGCCCTCATATCTGCGGCACAGATAGTCGAGGGTGACCTCCATCAACGAGTACGAGCCGTGTTCGACCTCGTGACACACGAGGACACCACGCCAATGCGCGTTACCCTGCGGGCCCTTATAGTCCTCGTCGTGCAAGTAGCAGGCGCCCGCGATCAACGCACGTTGCGAACGTGCCTCGCCCGTCTCCGGGTCGACGACGAACCGTAGAGCCGTGTCATAGGTCTGTTGGTGGCCCATCGTGAACGAGTGCCCAACCTGCTTGAGCCGCGTTATCGGCATCCCACCCAACGGCTTACCCGTCATGTGGTTAACCCAATAGTGCGCGTACCCGATGCCGTCCAAATAGAACGGCTCTAGGAACGGGTGCACAGTGAAACCGTGCGCCGCATAGTTGAGCATGTCGAGCGATAGCAGGCCGTCGAGTTTCGCGTCCAACTCACACGCCCGCGTGATCCGGTCCTCATGGTTCCCGAGCGCGATATGGAGGTCAGGCCGCCAGAACTTGTGCTTGTCGACACGGGCCTTCGCGTTGAAATCCTCCATCGGCTTGCACAGCCGATCAAACCCCGCGTTAGCTGCCGCAAGATCGGCGTGAACGCGCCGCCCCTCCATCGCCTTCTTACCGAAGTCGTAAGACGAGAGCGAGGGCATGTCCGCGTGGTCCCCAAGGTGGATAATCCGCACGTTGGGTCGGCCCGCGAAACGGTCGACGATGTACTGCCCGATCCATCCAAGGTGATCGGTAGGCACGCCGGGTTTAACCTGCGTGTCGGGTATCACAACATGGATAACGCCGGGGCCTAGTGCCCGATGTTTCACGCTGCCTCTTTCGCCGTCGTAGTCGGCGGAAACACACGCCGCAACACACGCCGCGCCAAATCCTTAGGGGTCACGAACGCGGGCGAGTCCCTGTCACACGTCCACCCGGGCGCATCAATGCCGCCCGCGTAGGCGACAAGCGCCGAGCATATGACCGTGCGCGGATTCTCGGCCCACTCGACGAGACGGCGCGGCCGGATATGAACCGCGAGCAACGCGAGCGCGAGAATGTCGAGCCACCCATACGGGCGCCCCTTAAACGCCAACGCGCGAGCGACAATCCGCCCGCGCGCCGCGTCGTCGAGTTCGTCCTCGCAGAAGATGAGGTCACATCCCGCGTACTCGCGCAGGTTGCCGAGACGCGCGCCGCCCGGTTCAGCCTCGATCATGTCGAGGTCATCGTTCAGGACGACGCCGCAGTGATCCCACACTGACCATGTGCCGAGCTTCACCGCGTCCATGTAGACGCCGCCCGTTGACACCACGAAATAGGACCCAGGTCGGGGCAGGTTCATGCGTAGGGGATGGTGGCGAGTTGCGCCGCCGTGACAATCTTGGGGGTCGGATCGGTGACGACGCCGAGACTGACGAGAAGCGTGTTCTCGCCGGGTGCCACGGTGCGCCGCTTGAATCCGTCATACAGGAACCACGGGCCGGGCTCGGCCGTGGTAATGAACTTGACCGCCATATCGTCGTTTCCTTCGTGAGGTTGTGTCGACACAGGGGCAGGCGCTGGTTGCGGCGCAGGTACGGCCACCGTGAGGCCCGCGAGCCTGCGCAGGTCGTCGAGCGTGCCGCCGAACGTGTCAACGTCCAGGGTTCCAAGCGTGCCAATCACGCGCGCCGTTTGAGTGACCTCGGCGGGCGTCACCGGATCGAGCGGCACCCATCCCGCATACATGCCGCGTAACGCCGTGAACGGGTCTGAGAGCCACCAAGAGTGATAGGTGTACAGGAGAGGGCGCAGGCCCGTACCGGAGGCCACGAGGCTAAGCCACGTGCCTGCCCATGCGGCACGCTGCGTCAACGTCCTGCCGTCGTGCACGTCCTCAAGGTCGAGGGCGAGAAGCCCCCGCCGTGAGCCGAGGACGGCCAAGAAATGCGCCGCCTCGGCCTGCGCCGTGTTCGCCGAGTTGTGCGCGAAATGGTAAGCGCCCGGCATCAACCCGGCCACACAGATAGCGTCCCAATCCGCGCCGAACCCGGCATCGTTGTATGTCACGCCCTGCGTTGCCTTACGTACCGCAAAGGCTATGCCGTCCTCGGCGCGAGCCTTGACCCAATCGACGTGCCCGTTGCCGGAATACACGTCGAGGCCGAGCGTTACCGTCACGACTCGGCCGCCTTCGCTTGTGCGGTTTGGATCAACAGCGCGAGCACTTGGTCGAGCTTGGGCTCAAGACGTTGCGTCGTGTCGCCGGGGTTGAGAGTGTTACCGCCGTTTGGCCTCACCATCGCCTTAACCTCGTCGACAACCTCGGCGAGTGCAGTAACGGCGCCCAACGTTGCCGTGAGCATTTCCTCAAGCCCCGTAACCCGATCCACGAGCGGAGGAACGGCCGCCCGCAGTACGCGGCCGGTCATCGTGTCCCTAATCTCGTGATAACCAAACACCGCGCGTTCTGCATGACGCCGCTTCTTCCAATGCCTGAACCCGTGCAAGTGCGCACGGTAGGCCCACCCGAGCACGGTCAACAGTGACGCCATGAACGCGACCGCAAAGTAGAGAAAGGTAAAGCTCAGCATCACGCCCCACCCATCGCCGAATACAGTGCCGCGAGAACGTCGCTACGTGCCTCGCCGACCGGAGTAAGGGTCAACGTGTCAACGTCAGCCGCGTATGACGTTTCGCCGATCAGTACGTCGAGCGGGCCTGCTTGACTTGTCATCGCCTCGCGGCCCAATACAACGGCCTGCATACGCACGACAACACCGGCCGCCACCGACGCAAGGTCAACCGGGGCGCCGCCCATCGTGAGCAACTGACCCGGCAACACAGTGAACGGGTCGGTTACCCGTAGGCGTGGCGTGTTCGCCGCAAGATCGGCCGTACCTTGCGCCGTTGCCTGCGCGCTACTTACCATGCCCTGTTGGGTTATGTCGAGGATTTTCTCGGCCGCGCCCCAACGCGCCGCCGCCGCCGCGTCCGTCACCACTTGCACACCGGTATTGCCGCTAACGTCCGCGTCGTAGAGCACAGCCTCGGCCGACGCGAACCCGTCAAGCACTGACGCGAATATCGGTTGTGTTGCTAGGAACATCAACGTGGGCACCGTTGGGGGCGTCTCCATCGACACGGCCCAACCCGCGCCCGTCGCCGTCAACTTCCACGCCTTACCAAGCGCCTGCGCCCCCGCCTTCAACGCCTCGTCAAGCATGATCGAGCCGGACGCCTGAACGCCTGTGCCCGTCGTGGGCGTGCCCAATGTTGCGGGCCGTAGCCAGGGCAGGCCCCGGCCTCGTGCCGCGTCGACAACCGTGTCGAGCGCGAGCGCCGATCCGTTACTCGAACCGTTGACCGCCGCAAACGACTTCGCTAACCCCGCCATGCCCACGGCCGAAATCGACATGGGCGCCCCGCGTTGCGGTTGGTTCATCTTGCCGCCCCACACCACGCCACCCGCGAGCGGAACCGACAAGATACGGCCGCCCGCGAGTGCGCGGTGAGAGAACGAAGGGTCAACTTGCAACGAGCACTGAAACGTGGTCGGGCCGCCCGAATACGACGTGCCGTAGGTGACACCGGATAGCAAACCCAAGTGGTCGAGGAAGTAGCGGTCGCCGCCGCTCGGCGCCTCCGTGTAAATGGACAATGCCCGCGCGGTCACGTCGAACGCTCCATCAAGAACCGTGGGTAGTAACTGATACGCACGGTCGACGGCGCCCCGTCCGGACAATAGACCAGTAACAGGTTGTCGCCGGGGTCGAGTGTCGCGCCGCCTTCGAGTTGCGCCGCCGCCGTGAGACTTACCGCGTCCGTCCGGTCAGAGTGCGTGCCGCCGTAAACCGGGCCGGTCTGAATGCCGGGTTGCGGTTCGTCGACCCACACGTAGTCCACCGTCCCCGCCACGGTTTGCACCCACGCCAAGAACCCGCGAGTGTCGAGCAATATCACTTCAGTTGGCGTCGTGTTGCCGTAGGCAATCTGATACGTGACGTTCGTAACGTCGCCCGGCATGTCAACGAGCGGCAGGGTTACTAGCCCACAGTCGATGTAATGCGAGGCCCCATCCACGACCGAACCAACAGGCGTGGTAAACGTGGCCCCGACTTGCCCCGCGCCGACGTACTGCTTCACTGTCGCCGACGCCGCTCCGATTGCAGCATTGGCCGCGAACACGAGCCGATACGTACCTTTGAACGTTGACGGCGCCGTGGTTGTGACCGCGCCTCCCGTTAACGCCTCAAGGATCGGCGTCGTCGAGGGCGTCCCCGATGGCGCCCTCGCTACCAACACACTCGACAACGCGTTAGTGCCGCCTCGGTCAATCGCTATCTGCGCGGCCGTGCGTGCCGAGCCCTTGACGTTCGCAACCTTGTAGACCGCGCCGCGCGGCGTCGATGCAACACCACTCGCGGCCGGGTACGCCCGCAACATGCCAAGGTAATAGGTTTCTTGCGCGAACATGTTGCCCTGATAGTTCGTGACCCACAGAGTCCATGACGTGATGTGCGCGAGGTCGACGGAGGCCGGGTGGGAGATGTCGACGGATTGGTAGTTCCACCCAAGCGCGGGCGTCATACCGGATGACTCGAAAGTTTCCGAGGCGCCAGGAGACGTGAGCCGAACCGCGATAGTCTTGGAATACCCGTCGGTTTGGTAATACCCGCACGCTATCGACGTGCAACCCGTCAGGTCCCACGTTCCCGATACCGGCCCAACCATCGCCATAACGGACGCGCTCGCGTACCCGTTGCGCCAGTAGTCGGCGAGGACTTGCATGCAACCCGTGCCGTCAATGGGAACCGGCACTGTCGCAGGCCCGAACACGGCGCCAACAGTCAGGCACGGCACGGTTACCGGATCGGAGTAGACACCCGATTGGTCCGAGGGCGTGTGATACGTGTATTCCGGCCCGTGTCCAAAGTCCGCGAGCTTCACCGATGCCGCAACGGCCGTTGTCGACTCGCGCGTCACTGACCGCCAGAACGGCAACGCCGGAACCTCGAACTCGAACGTCCGCGCGGCCGGGTAAACCTCAGGCTCGGACGGTTGGGCCTTGAACGTGTCCGCGACACACTCAAGGCCCGTACCGGCAGGCACCCACCGAAGCGTATTGGCGGACTTGTGCGCCTCGCCTAGCAACGCCTCGACGGATGCCGCCAACGTCAACCGGTCAGGGTTAGCAACCGTGACCACGAGCTTTACGGTTCTGTTGTCGTCGAACTGCCCGACGACTAGCGAACCGTCCATGTAGAGCGAACGAATCACGTCGGTTACGGCCTGCGCCGCGCCAACCTCCGTGCCGTCACCCAACGAGAAGTCGCCCGCCGTTAGATCAATCGCGCCCCAAATGAGGCGGTCATAGGTTGCACCCGTTGTCATCGCGCAGGCATCCCCAATGCACGTAGCTTCGCCGCGCCCGACGTACCTTGCAGCGCGTCACCAAGCGAGCGGCCCGTCGCGGCGGCCATCGACCGCATGTCCCGACGTAACAGTTTGATTTCACTCAACAGCGCGTCAAACCCGGTACCCGGACCCAACGGCACAACCGCCTCGGGCCGCCCGGCCTCGGCAACGTTCACGAGTTGCCCACCGGGTTGCGGCATGACAATGCCGCCGTGTGCGAGCGCCGGAATCAGCGTCTCGCCGCCCACGTTGACGTAGTGCCCGAACGCGCCAAGCTTGATCTGCGGGATTTTCAACGGCAGATGTAGAACGAAGTTCACCGCGTCCTTAAGACCGGCCGTCACTCCATGCCAGATACCCGAGAACAGGTTAGCGAGCTTGCCCGGCAGGCCCGTGAAGAACGATACGAGCCCGTCCCACCGTGCACGCACCCAATCGACCGTATCGGTTGCCGCGTTCTTGACGTTATCGAAGGCGTGCACAACCGCGTCGAACGCTGTAACAAAAGCGTTCTTGACGGCCATCGCCGCGCCGGTCACGTCCTTAAAGACGCCCTGCACAATCGCGCGAAACGTCTCACTGTGCTTGTACGCGTAGACAAGCCCGGCCGCCAACGCGAGCACGGCCAAGACAACGAGAGCTATCGGGTTCATGCTCATTACGACGTTGAGTGCGGCCTGAACAGCGGTGAACGCCTTGGTGACCGCGCCCACTATCGTCATGGTCGTTTCATACGCGGCCCACGCGACCACGATTGCGCCGATACCGATTGCGATGGACTGAAACAGCGTCTTATGGTCGTCGATGAACTTGAACAGCTTTACGAACACCGGGTAGATATCGTTCGTGACCAACTGCCCGAGCCGCTTAAGGACCGGCAGGACGTGCACGTCAAACCACGGCCCGGCCACTGTCCCAAACTTGAGGATGCCCTCGGTAATCTTGACGATGATCGGGAGGACCACCGTGACGACCTTGGCCGACAAGTCCGTGAACATGTTCTTGGCCTTATTGAGTTGACCCGGTAGTGAGTCACCGGCCGCCTTTGCCGCGCCGCCGAACTTCTCCGTGAGCGCGTCGAGCATCAACTTTTGGGCGCCCATCATGTCGCCCGAATCTTGCATGGCCGTTATCGACGCCTTTTGCGCATCGGTGAACGTGACGCCAGTACGCGCCAGTTTCGCCATACCCTTTTCGGGGTCGCTCAACGCCTTACCAAGTGTCTTAGCGGCGCCCGCCGAATCGGTACCCATGCGGGCGGCCATGTCCGCAGACAGTCCAATGGTCCGGTCGAACACGTCATTGTTCGCACCGGCCGCGTTCTTGACGTTGGTAAACGCCAACAGTTGCGCCTCGGCCGCCTTCACCGACTCGTCAGTTTGCCCGGAGTAGTTCTGTATGGAGTCCGCGAGCTTGTCGAGGCCCGCGATGTTGGTTCCCGACGCGTCCTTCGTCGAGGTCAGCGCGGCGTTGAGTTGCGCCGTGACACCCGACTCGCTCTTGAGCTTGTCGAACCCGAGCTTGAAAACTTCACCGGCCGCGAACCCGACACCCATAACACCCGCGAGCGCCATACCGGTCTTCTTGAGGCTCTCGCCGATACCTGACGATTGCTCCTTGACGCCCGCTGACAGTTTCGCGCCGAACCCGGTAACGTCCGGATGAACGGGAAGGCTCGCAGTACCCGCAGATAGGGATTCACCCTCAGCCATTAGTTACCACTCCCCGCCGCGTTGAACATGGCGACAAAATCGGTTAGCGACATAGTGACCGGCCCCGATTGTTCGGGTTGCTCGGTCAGTTCGTGTGGACGGCGCACAGGCTCAGGCTTCGGGCCGCCCCACGCATACAACAGGTTGCGCAGGAGGTCGACCGTTTCGGCCTGTAGTTCCACGGCTGACGACCACGTAGAGGCTTCGCCGTAAAGATCACGCCCCAACGCGGAACCGTTGATTGGGATTCCATGCACGAGCGCCAACACACGCCGACAACCCACCGCCTCCGGGCCGTAGCAAACGGCCCGGAGGTCAAGCGAGTAGTGATGTTGAAAGTCAGCCTCAAGCGCGGCCCAATGTTCGGCGAGGTACGCCGTCAGCCCTCGGATTCCCCCATAGATATTCCGTACAACTCAGACGCGAGAACCTCAAGGTCCGCAACGGAAAATCCGGCAGACAACAGCGCGTCTACCTCGGCCGGTTCGGCGAGGAACGTTGCGAGCCCGTCGCGTAGCTTGCCCTCGGACAACAGGTCACCCGCGAGGACCGGCAACTCGGTACGGAAAGCGTATTCGCGTCCACCGAACTTGACCGTTTCCACGGCGTCACGCCCAGCGGCTTCCGCGCGTGCGGCCCGCTTCGCGTCAAGATCAAGCATCTAGTCAGACTCCCGAAACGGCGTGGTCAACGCCGAGAAGCTCGATTGAATCCGAGCCCGCCGTCTTGAGAACCAAGACCTCGAACGCGTACGAGATTTCGGCCGACCGGCCAACCTTGATCGACGTAGGCAGGGTCAGGTATGCGGCCCGGGCGACATAGATACGCGCCGACACGGCCCCGTCCGTCCAGTCCATGCCGAGCTTGAACTCTTGGTCATCGCCGGGCGCGAGCTCCGTCGTCGTGTACGCGCCGAGAAGGCCGGGAACAACGGTCACGCCCCACGCGTCTTGAAACACCGTGAGCGAGGATTGCTGCGCCTCGAACGCGAGTGAGCGCGTCAACGATTGCCGGATCAGGCGCACAACGTCGAGGACTTGCCACGAGTTGATTTGCACTGTCTTGAGGTCAACCTTTGCGGTGAACCCGTCCTTGACTAGCCCGAGGTTCGTCCAGTTCGCGCCCCACGCCGACGTTGAGTCCGTGGGCGCCGCTGCGGCGCTCGTGCCCTTCCAAATCGCACCCGTGCCGCCGACTCGGATTTGGCTCGGGTCAAGTGCATTTGTCATGTGTGTTTGCTGCCTTTCAGTTCACGGGATGCAAGGTCACCGTGGCGCGAGCCACGTACCGAGACAAGGGGGGTTGAGAAACGGGGTCAGGCATCCATAGAGGCCCAACGTCGATACGTGCGCCGCATAGCACGGCCTCGGGAACCGTGTCGTCGGCGATGGCCGACAGACACGCCACTACTGCCGCGATCAGGTCCGCGCACTGCTTGGGGCCGTCCGGGTATTGCGCCGGGTCGGCCGGAATCATGGCGTCGACTTGAATCGCCGCGTCGTCGACCCACTGCCGCGTGACGGGCGTACCGCCGCCGCGATGAATCATCACTTGAGGCCACGACGGCGTATCCGGCAGGCGCGGCCCAATGTTGCCGGGGTCGATCAGGTCCGTAACCTCGGGCCGTGACCGTAGGTACTGAATCACTGCGAGCGTTGCGTCAGGAAACGCCACTATCGGATAGGGCACTACTTGCCGCCCTTCTTGAACTTGAGCCCGGCCATTGACGCGGCCGTGCGCAGAATCCAACGCGCCGGAAGGTTCCGACCGGGCGCCCCGAACTCGATGATTGCCGAGATTGGATCGGATGCGATGACACGCGCCCCGGCCTCGGTTTTCTCGGCCGTGATACCCGCAACGTAATCGCCCGTGTCGTAGGGTGCGATTTCGCGCGCATACTCGGCCGCGTCCTCGGCAACCTCAAGGCACGCATCCCTAACACGGGCCATGTGCGCAATCCGGGCCGAGAACGCTTCGTTGTAGTGAACCTCAAGAACACCGAACCCGATCACGTCGCCGCCGTCGTTTCCACGAGCGCACACTCAACATGCGAGACCGTGTTACCCACCAACGGGTTAACAACCTCATGCGGCAGGCCGTCGAGGGTGAACGTGTGCCCGCCCCACTCGATCCGATCCCGAACCGTGACCGCCGTACCCGCTGGCAGGAACGCCCGCCAATGTGTGCGAACCGTCACCCGGTCGAGCATGACCTCATCCGAACTGACGTACTCGACATAACCCGACACGAACACCGGATCGGTAAACGCTCGGGTCGGTAGCCCGTAGCTATCGTCGGGGCCGTCCACTGCGGGCCGGATCGTCACCGGCATTTGCATGAGTCGCACGGGTTGCATGTCAGGCCACGCCCGGCACGTCGTAGTCGTCGAGGATGATTTGGTCGAGCGGCGAGAACCCCTGCGCCGCTAACGCCTCATACCGCACGTCGTAGTTGCCGAGCTTCTCGGATTGAATGCCGGGGTTGAAGTTGATAATCCGCGCCGCCGTACCAAGGCACACGCCCATGAGGTCATCCGGTACTTCGTCGAGCCCGTGCGAGTAGGTGACACGCACAGTCCCCGGCTCGACCGGCCACACAATGCCGATACCGTCCCGCAGTGTCACGGTTCCGTTCGGCATGTCGACGAGGTACTGAGTCGGATCGGCCGCCACCCATTGCGCGTAGGCGAGCCCGTCCGTCGTCGTCTCCACCAATGTTACGTCGGTTACCGGCCGTTGCGGCAGGGTGACGATTCGGCCCGTGATCGGCCACAAAGTAGGCCGGGGGTTGAGGATAATCAGGTCAGCGTCAACCGCCACAATCTGTTGCCCGCGCAGATAGCGCCGGATCGCGCCCGACGCTATCTGAATCGCAAGCTCAGCCGTGTACGTGTCAAGGTCGCGCTGCATGTACCCCGCGAGTTGCGTAGGGTCCGCGAGTAGCGTCGTCATTCGTAAATCCACCCTTCCGGGTCACCCGTAGGCCGACGCGTAACGCTCCCAACAGGGCGCCGCGTAATGAGAGACACAGCCTTGACGATTGCCCGCCCGATTGCCTCCGGGTCCGCGATACCGGCCACGACCACGAGGACCGCGCCGGGCGTTGCAATCACGTCACCAATCGAGGTAACCGACGCGATACCGGCAGGCCCGAGGGTCACCGCGCCCGGCCACGTCACCGCCGCGCCTAACGCCTCGTGCGAGTCCAAACTCGGGGGCGCGACTAGGATGGCACCGGGAAGAACCCGCGATGCGCCCACGGCCGCTAGGGACGCGATAGCGTCCACGTCGAGTTCAACCGGCCCCGGCAACATGGCCGCGAGTGCCGCGACAATCTCGCCGGAATCAATGCCGTGCGCCACAAGGAATGTTCCACCGGCACCCATGACCGGATGCCCCTCAGCCTCGGCCGACGCGATACCCGCGAGGTCGAGCAAAGCCGCGCCCGGAACGAGCACGAGCCCGCCGAACCCCTCGACAGAATCGAGGCCGCCAGGACCTACAGTCACCGGGCCGGGCAGGATCACAACCGCCCCGAGGTCGAGCACGGAGTCGATACCCGCCGCTGCCAACGTGGCCGCGCCCGGAGTAATCACCGTGCCGTCGACAACCTCGCCGGACGCAATGCCATTCGGTCCAACGATCACGGGCCCCGGCAGGATGCCGAGCGCGCCGAACGCCTCAGCCGAAGGAAGCGCCGTGAGTGCGATGCAATCCACCAACGCCAACGCGCCGAACGCCTCGGTCGACAACATGCTCAACAGCGCCAACGTGGCCGCGCCCGGAGACACAACCGTTGCGCCGACAAGCTCACCCGTGCCAATCGCACCGGGGTCAACCGCCGTTGGTCCGGGCGTGAGAGTAGGCGAACCAATCGGGTCGACGAGCGAAAGAATCTGCGCAGGCTTGAGAACCGGATCGAGCCATAGCGTCCCGAACGCCTCGGCCGTGCCAATGCCACTCGCCGTAACAACGGGCTTGAGGACACCCGAACCGGATGCCTCGGCCGACGCAATCGCATTGCCCGTCAAGCTCAGGTTTTGCGCAGGCCCCGGCCAATACGTCGCCGTACCGTCGTCGAGCCGCGCGAGAGCCATCACGAAGTCGCAGGCCGTGACCGTGTTAGCGGCGTCCGGGCCAAGGTTAACTTGCGCGATGTTAGTCGAGCCCGTGTTCTGATTCGTTAACGCGCAACCCGTGAACTTCGCGGTCGGGCTGAACGCGTCATAGAAGTCGACGTTTATCGCGCCCGTTGTGGCCGAAACCGTGACGCCCACGTTGAGCCGGTACCATTGGCCGTACACGAGGGGCGTCGAGCCCGTCCACACGACCGACCCACTGAGTTGCACGAACGGCATGTTCGAGGCGTTGACCAAGCACCGGACCAAGCTCGACGACGTGCGAATGTCGAACAGGTAATCATTCGTGCCGGGCATCGCCCTGTTGAACTTGAACAGCAAGGACGCGCTTACGTGCGTCGTCGCTAGGCCGGTCTTGATAACGCCGAAGTATTGGTTCGCCGTTTGCGGGCCGAGTATCGCCGTTGCGGCGCCGAGTCCTGCGAGGGCTTGCGCCGCCGAGAATGTCGCCGCAGGTGTGCCGCTACTGCCCCAACTAAACGGCGAGATTGCCGCCGACGTGACCGCCGCGCCATCGGTGCCCGTTAATAGACTTGTCCACTGAGTCACGCGTTAGCCCTCCGTCAACTACTCGGGTGCAAAATGACCAACGGGTGCCCGTCAACTCGCGCGTTGCCCGATTGAATGAAGTTCACGTTGGGATGAACGATGATGTCGTAACCGTCCCAATCGTTACCATCAAACAGTGAGTTCGTGATCGTGATCGGGCCCTCTTGCGCCGCATTGCCGGTCGATTGCAAGTTGATCGTTCCATACCAGCCGCCGCCGAACCGACACAGATTCCATGTGATATCGCCAACGGGCGAGACGTTCTGCGTAGTCAGGAACGACGAGTTTTGCTGCCCGAGTAGGCGTGGCCCCGAACCGTCATTCGGCCCGACCGTGCGTAGCGCGTGCCCGTCGCCTAGCGTTGGGTGCGTAATACCTGTGCCGTAAATGCGGCTGAACGTTGCGACCGTGCCGCCCGGAATCTGGCAGTTGTCGTTATGGGTACCGTTCACTTGGTCGATCAGGTAGTAAACGCAGTGGTCGAGGAATCCCCAATCGGCCGTGATGTTCAGCGGCCGGTAACCGTTGTGCATGTTATTGGGGCTCAGTTGGTCGCCGCCAACGTCCAGAATCTTGAAGTCGTAGATACCGAACTCGGCGCCCGAAATCCCATTGGTGCCCTTGACCGGAACGTTCGGTTGGATCGTGAAGTGCTGAAAGTTAGGCTTGGCGCCCGTGAAGTGGCCGTTGGTGTCGATGTACCCGTTGGCGCTCGTGCCGTTATCGGCGCCGACAATCTCGAACCCGTCGCCCGTGATCCCGTTAATGCCAACGGTATTAGGCGCGCACCCGACCATGCCGTGTATCCGCCAACCGGATAGGTCTAGGCCGTCAGTGTTGAAGTTCCAAGAACGGCCGAGGTCCCGCAGGTTCGCGGGCACACCCTTGACGAGTCCCTGAAAACCCATCGGGTACACGCCGTCAGGGATCGTGGGCACAACGAGCCCGCCCGACAACACCAACGCGCCGAACGCCTGCGCGGACGATATGCCCAGCGCTTGCATCCACGCGGCCGTAATCGGCGAGATCGAGAGCGCGCCGAACCTTTCCTCAGACGGGATACTCAACCGGCCATAGGTCGGCAGGGTCGGAACGTAAATACTCACGGGCGCCCCTCGCTACGTGCGTTGCATATTGCCCGGCAGGGAACGACACGTGGCCGTTCCCTGCCAGACGATGTGCAACGGTCAGAGCTTGAAAATCTTGCTCGCGCCGTTGTCCCACGCGACATTTATGTCGCCGCCGTTGGGCGTGATCGGCAGGCCCGTGGCCGTGTCGATATAGGCGATCAACCGCTGTGCCGACGCCGCGACGTCCGCGCCGCCCGTCACCGCGCTTGACTGATACACGATCAGGTTCGGGCAAGCCGCGCCCGACGCCACAGCCGCAAACACCGTGTCAGCCGCGTCCGCGACACCGGCCGCCACGGTCTTACCCGACAGTGCCGCCGTGGTCGACACGAGCGTTCCGCCCGCCGTGGTCACGTCGGACACGAACTGGTGAGTTGCAAGGTTCACCGTGTAGCCACGCACAAGCGCGACCTTGATTACTGCGGTGTCCCAATCAATCGAGCCATCAAGGAAGCCCTGACGGCCTAAGTCAAAAAGCGCATTTGCCATTAGGCAACCTTTCGGAGTGCATAGCAACGCGGCCCAACCCCGAGAGGTTGAGCCGCGCCGTTATGCGTTGATGGTTCGGTCAGTGAGCCGGGGCCGCAACCCAGTTCGGCGTCAAGAGGCCGAAGCCGCCAGTGCGGTAGACCACGAGGGCCAGCCGCTCGGACGCGCGCACGGTCACAACACCGTTCTGGAAATCGGTTCCGTCGCTGTTGGTCATTTCGAGGACGATCCCCGCGCGCCGGAAAATCTGCGCGCATGACCGGAAGGCGCCCATCGCCATCGTTCCGGCCGCAATCGCCGGGGTCTGGACGACACGGAATCCCCACACGGCGTCGACGTTGGAGTAACCGCCGTTTCCGTATGCGCCGCTGAACGGGCCGCCCGCGTAGTACTGCCCGTTCTTGTCCTTGGCGAGACGAATCTTCGACCAGTCGGTCGGGTTGACCAAGATGGCGTCAGGCTCAACGAACGCGTTGAACCGGATGTTCGTCGCCATCGTGTAGAGGGCGTCGATCACGACCGACACGTCGGTCGAGCCATCCGGGGTAAGCGTTGTCTGCTTGCCCGTGCGTGACGAGTCCAACAGGCCGAGAACGCTCGGCATCCCTGCGCCGTTGAGAAGCTCGGTCTGCTCCTTTTGCTGCAACCCGAGCGTCATACGCTCGTTGACGAACGACTCGAACTGAGACGCGTCCGCGAGCATCTCGTCGGTGACCTTGTGGAAGTGCGCGATCTTGCCGACCTGCGCGACCTCACGCTCGACCGTCACGTCAGACTTCGGAATCGGGCCCGCCTCGGCAACGCCCGCCGCGTTCAACTGCTCGGCGGATTCCTTGACGTAGGAAATGATTTCCGATGTAGTGGCGCCCTGCGCGAACAGGTCAGCCACGACCAACTGAGGAAGCAGGATCGGCACGATACCGGGCAGGAAGTCCGGCATCACAACAGCGCCGCCGACGCCGGTCAAGAACCCGCCCGAAAGGGTCGAGCCCTCGGCCTCAGTGTTCACCACGGGCGGGTCGCCCGCCTTGGTGCCGATATCGAGCGTTGTGCTGAACCGGCCACCCTTCGACGCCACGGCGCTCTTGTACGCGCCCGACTCGACGATGTGACGGCCGAGGGTCTTGCGGCCGGTCGTGGCCTTCGACGCGCCCGCGTCCTCGACGGCGCCGCCGTCAACGATCCGAGCCAAGCCTTCGTAGGTCGCCACTGTGTCTTGGTGGCCCTTGAGTTCGACTTGGTACGCCTCCAACGCGGTCATCTTCTCCGCGATGGTGAGGGTGTCGTCCTCCTGTGTCGCCTTGGCCTGCACGGCGAGACGCCGGATTGCAGACTTGGCTTCGAGAACCTTGCTCATGTTTCACTGTCTCCATACTCGGAAGCTGTGCACTCGATTTGGAGTGCAAGGGTTTGTAGTGCGACCCGCTCGGCCTCGTCATCGGGGACGCCGGAACCGGGGGCATTTGCAGGTGCGCCGGGCTCGGGAGTGCCGGACTTCTCGCCGGAAGGTTCGGTATCGGTGCCGGATGGTGCCGCCCCGGCAGGCGTTGCGCTCTTGGCACACGCGGCGCCAAGATCGAGCGCAAGGTCATGTAGCTGTTGAATGCGCTCTTGGTCTGAGGACGCGTTACGGCGTCCTTCCTTAAGGTCAAGTTCTTTCGAGTCCACGACGACCGCCTCAGGATTCGCGGGCACGGCAACGAACGCGCCGTTCAGTAGCTCGCGGCGAATCGTGCGTGTACCGTCCGCGCCCTCGACAACTGATCGCAGGAACGCGACAGACACGGTACGAATGTGCCGCTCGTTGACCAACGTGCGAACCTCTTGCGCACGCGGGATCGACGAATACGTGCCGTCGACAACGAGGCGCCCCTGTTCGTCGATTGATGGCACGCCGCCGCCCACGGTCGAGGCCACACTCATGCCGTGGTCGATGTCGAACGTGATGTGATCGGGAAGTGGTAGCTCCCACTCGTTAGTCAGGACTTCCTCGCCGTCGCGGTCCTCGGTTGGCGTCGACAAGATCACACGGAATGAACCGCTCTCACTGTCGGAATCAACCGGGGCGATATCTGCGAGGGCCTTGGTTACAACCTTGCCCATGATTTGTCCCTTACTTGCTGAACTCAAGTTCGCAGGTACAACCCGCGTTGTCGTCGGCGCCGCCGCTCGGGTCGCCGGGTCCATCCATGCCGTTAGAGAAGTTCTCCCCCAACGCCACCGTCTCGCCGTCCATCGCCGCATGTTCGGGCCGAGGATTCGCCGACGTAACCAGCCACGTCTTAGAACCCGCCGAGCACTGCCGCGCCGCCGCTAACGAGGCCAACCCTGCGACACATGCGACACGGCCCAACGCGAGCCGATCCGCCCGCGCGTCGTCGAACACTGAGTCGAGCTCATCGTCGCCGTCGTCCTCGTCGTCGGCCGCTTGCGCTGCCTCGACGGCCGCACGTGTTGCCGCGTTGATGTTCTTCGCCGCCGTCGTCGCGTTGTCGTCGAGCCACTCGCCCAACTCGTCCGCGTCATACGCGCCGCCAAGGCCCTTGGCGACGTTGCCGCCGATTGCCTGCGACGTTGCC